CCGGGCCTGGGCACCGAGGTGAATCCGTAGGGGTGCGCGTGCTCCGCATCCTCGATAACCTCGCCGTCGAGCGCCTCGAGCTGAAGCATCTGCTGGCCCTCGGAGTCGTCGACGCGCTTGACCTCGGCTCGAGAGACAATGTTGGCGATTCGGTTTCTCAGGTCGCTCATTTCGTTGGCCTCACAGATGGGTCGCGCCATTCGATGAAGGACTCGCCCGACCTCTTCACCTTGGCCAGCTGTGGCTCCGGGGTGAAGGCATCAGGCCGCACGAGCGAAATGGTGGCTACCTCGCCCCCCGCGTCAATGGAGTACTCGACCTGTGATATCAGCATCTCACCCTGAATGGTGAGCGCGGGCGCCGTGACGGGACATCGGGCGTTGGGGATCCATAGATCGCCATCCGCCTGTCGCCAGCCAGCAACGCCAATCGTGACTGCGTCGGCGCGAGCTGCGCGGGTACGCGCCTCCCAGTCGGCTCGTCGCCGGGCGTAGGCGGTGGACATGCCCGACTCGGGCCGGATGATCAGTGGCCGATGGCGCCGGACCCCTTCGTCGGTAGCACGCGCACGTACGCGCGAGCCAGCGGCCTTGCCAGTGCCCGGCGTTTGCGTGAGGACCGTGTACTGAGAGAAGCGCTGGGTGGCGTCATAGGCACCTTGTAACGAAAGCGCGTTCTGGCCTTCGATCAACGCCGATGCTCTGTCCGTCCCAGATCTGGTGAGCACTAGGTTGCCGGAGCCGTCGCTCACGACCAGCACGCCCGCCATCTTTGCAGCCCTGGAGATCACCGACCACGCGGTGTCGCTCGGGTTGACGACGAGTTTGGGGACCTTCGGCACCATCCCGGCCTTCGACGTGACCTTGATACCGAAGGGTGCGGCCAGCTTGCGCGCGATGTCGAGCACGCTCTTTTGGCGAAAGGTCCATGCGGTCAGGTCAGCCGAGCAGTCCACCAGAGCCCCGGCCCTGTCACGCCCCGTGATTGTCACAGAGCGGTTGCTCTCCTCGAGCAAGACCATACGCTGTTCCACGTACCCATCGATCACCGGCTCGCCATCCACCTCGACGCGAACCGGGTCCTCCTCGAAGATCGGCCAGGGCTCAGCCTGCCCCGACCAGCGCTCGACCACCTCGACACTGAAGCTGCCGGACACGCTCTCGATGGATCGCGTGACGCGGGCCGATGTCCAACCGCGGTAGCGCTTGCCTCCGACCAACAGGACGATCTCACCCACTGAGCACTTGCAGCGATCCGCTGATCGCGCCCGGGTGGGCGATGTTGTTGCGGGCGACGATCTCGGACTCGCGATCGACGGTCCCGTAAAGCTGATAGCTGAGCACCAGCGAGGGGGTGCTCGGGCGCTCGATCGTCACCAGGCGCGCGAGCACGGCGTCGCCAGGGACAGCTCTGCGGACTCGGGCGCGCAGGTTCACGAGCGCCGGATACGAGTCGCCTGCGCTCTCCTCTTGCGCCTGTAGCAGCGTGGCGATCCGGTCGGCGTCAAGCTGGGCGTCGTCGAGGCTCTCGTAGGCCACGAGCGGGGCCAAGCGTGCCGCCTCGATCACAAGCACTCGCCGCAGGCCCGCCACGAGGGCGTCCTGATTCGCGCGCTCTTTGACCCGTGTTGCGGTGCTGCCCACTGCTTGCGACACCAGGCCGAGCTCGGCCACCGTGTCAAGCAGCGCGCGCAGCACAGATCCGGGCGCATCGAGCGCCGAGTCGGCCAGGGCCGCGAGCGCGTCGCCCAGGGCCGTCACCAGGGCCGCCGGGTTTTTTGCCAGCGAGGCCGCTTGATCGGCGAGACTGTCGGTCTGGACCTTGAGCGCGGCTTTCTCCTGGGCCGTGGCGGCAACGGGGCCGAGCTGCGACTGCAGCCCGGCTGCCAGCGCTTCGACCTCGCCCGAGAGACTAGTGAGCGCGTAGGCCGGCTCTCCATCCGCGTCGAGTTCCTCGGCGAGCTCGTCGGTGGCGGCCTCAAGGGCACTATCGGCTGCCAGGTCCACTTCCCCCGCGTGATCCGGTGTCGCAGTGGGCGTCGGGGGCACCGCGGCAGTCTCGGTGAAGGTGAGCGAGAACGTGGCCAACCCGCCATCCCGAGTCGATTCACGGACCCGGAAGATCCCGGACTGCACACGTCGGGTGCCGTAGTACGGATGCACCAGCTCGCCGGGCCCGGCCGTCTCGAGTGCAGCGATCAGCGCGTCCCGCTTCAGCACGTAGTCGTCGCCGATCACGTAGCCCTCAATCATGTGAGGGATCTCGGCCTTGCCCATGTCCTCGACGTACGGCGGAAGCTCCGAGCGCGGGAAGCGGTGGGTCGCCGTACGTCGTCCACCGCTTCGCTCGGCCTCCTCTACGAAGAACGGGACGCCGCGAAAGCGGGCGCCAATCAGACGCCGGCCACCGATGGTCACGCGGCGCAGTGAGTCGCGCCAGGTCACAGGCCCCCCACGGCTCCGCCGAGCTGATAGCCAACATCAAGGCCGACATTTGCCGTACTCCCTGGCTCGACGCTGGCTCGCGTCCCTCGTGGCGCACCCTCGATCTTGATCTTAACCTCGGCCTTGCTCTCCACGGTCTTCGATTCACCAGCGGCCCTTGGACCGAGGACGAATTCGGGGGCATTGCGCGCGATGCTCGCGGCCTGAAAAATGTTCGCGCCGCGGCCTTTGGCCACATCGAAAGCCTTTTGCTCGCGTTCGCTCAATGGTCCGCCGGTTACGAGATCGCGCACCTTCTTGGCCGCGGCAATCGCTTTCTTGATGATGATGATCCAGCCCTCAACCGCCTTCACCAGGACACCAAAGATCGCCCTGAACACGTCGCCGACCGGCTCCCAGTCGTCGATCAGCAGTGCAGCCAGGCCGGCGATTGCCATGATCGCCAGTCCGATCGGGTTGGTCGCGAGCGCTATGCCCACCACCTTGATCGCTGTGCTCACAATCCCAACGGCGCGAGCAATGCCGGCGAGCACGCCAATGAACTTGCCGCCAATCAGCAACACCGGACCCACGACTGCCGCGATCCCCGCGATTGTTACGATGGTTTCCTTCGTGGACCTGTCGAGGCCATCGAACCAGTTTGACACGTCCTGCAATACCTCAGTGACCTTCTCGAGGGCGGGGACCAAGATCTTGCCGAACGCGATCCCGGCCGACGTCGCAGCGTTCTTGAGTCGCTGCATGCGCGCCTTGGCGGTCTTGTTTTGCTTCTCGAAGGCTTCATTGACCGCGTCTGACCCGTCACGCATACCCTTGAGGGTGTCCAGGTACGTCTTGTTCTGCTTGCCGGTGAGACCGATAACAGCGTTGAGTCCCTCGGTGCTGCCAACCAGTTTGAGAATCTTGGCGTTGTTACCACCCAAACTCTTCGATACTCGCTGCAGCGCGGGTACCAGCCCCCCGGATTTCTTGATCAGATCGGGCAGGTTCTTGGAACCCAGTGCATGGAAAACGGCGCTGGTCTCCTTGGTATCGCGAGTGAGACCAGAGATCACAGCACGTAGCTGGCTGTGGGCCTGGGCCGCCGGGAGTCCGGTGGTCGTGAGGGCCGCAACGCTGGCCAGGTATTCATCGAGCTTCGTGCCGGTCGCCCCTACGGTGCCTGCGACGGCCCCAAACCCTTGCGACAGGCCGGCGATCGTGGTCTTGCCGTTCTTGACCGTGCGGAAAATGTTGTCGTAGACCTTGGCCGCATCGGCGCCCTTGAGACCAAAGGCGTTGAGCGAGCTGGTCACCAGATCTACGGCCTGGGCGGTGGTGCCCTTTCCGGACACAGCCAGCCGGGCGCTGCCTTCGAGCACCTCGAACTGGTTGGAGGCATCGACTCCAGCCGAGCGCACATCGTAGAGCGCTGACGTTAGATCGCTCAAGGCTACAGGGGTGTGCTTGCCGATCTTGCGGACCGCGTCCCCCATGGCTTCGAGGCTCTCCTTGTCCGTGTCGATAAGGGTTCCGACCTCGGACATCCCCTGCTCGAAGTCGGCAAATACCTTGGTGGCAGCGATCCCGATGCCAACCACGGGCAACGTCACACCGGTGGTGAGCCTCTTACCGACAGCTGCTGTGGCCTTCCCGATCTTGTCGAGCTGTCCGGCGACCTTTCCGATCGGTCCGGTGGCCTTGTCGATGGCCTTGAGCAGGATCTTTAGCTGGAACTCTTTAGCCACTGTTTGCCTCATTGGCGCGATCGATCCAGAAGTTCAGATCCTCGACGTTTAGCGCCCAGAGCTCACCTGGAGGCCAGTGGAAGGTCTGCGCCAGGTAGCCGAGCGCTACTCTCCAGTTCCCTGGCACAGAAGAAAAAAAGCGCGCGCTCGCCCGATCGCCTCCCCCGCGTCCTCACCCTCCAGCTTGTGGATCACCTGGATGGACTGGCCGCACATGCGCGAGGCGATGAGCATCATGTCGTCCATGAGGATGGTGTTGCCGATTCCGGTGCCGCGAAGATCGGCGGCACGTCCCTCGCGAAATGCCAGCTCTGTGATGGTCTCGCTGCCCTTCTCGATGGGGTGCTGGAGGATGTAGACGTCGCGATCGTCGCTCACAACTGGATCTCCTCGCCGCGCTCGGCCTCGAAGCGGACACCGATGTTGCCCTCCTCGGTGTTGCTGGTGAAGTCACCGGCCGCCCAGGCGTCGGTCAGGGTGAACATTTTGCCGTTGGCCAACTCGAGGTCGACCTGGACGTCGCGAGCGTGGGCCAGGCTCCGCACATCGACGTCGCCGATGTCGGTGATCTCGCCCTCGACGAAGGCAACGCGCGGCGTCTCCTTGGCGCCGTGCACACCGTCGGCTCCCATGATCGCCTCGCGAGTGAAACCTCCACCGTTGTAGGTGAAGTTTCCCTTCGCCTGGTAGACCTCACCGCCAATGGTGAGGGAGATGAGTCGTTGAATCGCTCTGGCCATCGGTCACACTCCTCAGCGCCGGAACGCGATCTGCGCCGCGGTCACGATCAGCTGGTTGATGAGGTCGGCGGGGATCACTATGTCGAGCCGGTTCGGATCGCCCTCGTTGCGCTCGGCGAACATGTCCGCCTTGAACTGCTCGTAGTTCTCGACGTGGCGCCCGAGGTGCGAGCGGAACCATCCGAGCGTCCACTGCTCGGCGCGCTTTGGCGTGATCACCTTCTGGCCCGGCGCGATCGGAGTGCCGTCGTCGGCCAGCTTGAATCGCGCATGAGCCGCACCGAAGCGGTTGCGGAAGTCGTAGCGCAGGTAGAGCAGCGTGAGCAGCGTGGCGATGTGGCGATACGAGGCGTCGTCCGACCCGGTGGGGTCGGTCTGATACGTGGTCTGCATCCCTTCGAGCTGCACCGCGGTACCCACGTTCTTGGTGGTCGCGATGCCCTCGTAGAGCAGGCCGCTTCCGATCCCGCGCTCCTCTTTGGTGAAGAGGTCCGACTCGTCCTTGATCTGCACCGTGCGCTTGAGCGGGACCGTGTGCATGGGCCGGGACGGATCGCGCTCGCCTTCTTTGGCCACGTTCGCGGCCACATCGGCGGCGAATTCCATCGGCGGGGTGAGCGGGGTCGCGCCGGGCTGAGCGAAGATCGACTGGTGCTTGCTGTTGCGCGCCCCACCCAAGGTGGTGAGGGTGCCGAAGCTGCCCTGTGCCGCGGTGATGGCGAAGCCGTCGATCATGCGCAGCGAGCCGAATCGGTCGGCCAGCTCGGCCTCGATCGCGGTGAGGCTGGTCGAGTCGATGTACGGATGCGTCCAGATCTGCCACCAGCCGTCACCCATGGCCGCGATGGCATCGTCCAGATCGGGGTTCGTGTCGCCGCCGGTGAGCTGGGTGTAGGCCAGTCCCACGCCCGCTGGCAGCGACTCGGTGTCGCCGTAGCTGTCGCGCAAATTGTAGTGGTTCCCGACCTCGCCCTTGTGGCGGAACGTGAGGTCAACAATCGTGTCATCACCACCGTTCACTGCGGCGGTGACGGGGAGATCAGTCTTGAGCGCGATGGCGGCCTGGATGGCGGCGGCGATGGTGGTGTCGTCATCCTCGTCGGTCACGGACACAGTGACGCGCTCGCCGCCGAGATACAGTACGATTGTGCCGCTCTCGGTCGCGGGCCCGGTCACGGTGATGTCGCCGGCTGCCGCGGTCCCGCCGCTGTCGTCGGCGAGCACCAGGATCCAGACCTCGGTGATCTTGTTGCTCGCGAACCACGCCAGGGCCTGGCGGTGGAGCATCGAGCCACGGCCGGCCAGCGTGATCACCTCGGAGACGCTCGTCACGCGGTGCAGAGAGTCGTCATCGGCGGTGCCGGCGCTGGTCTTCTGGCCGATGATCAGCGCGCGATACGGCAGCAGGGACGGGCCCCGTCCAGCGAGAGAGGCGATGATCTCGGCAGTGACGAACGGGATCCGAATGTCGGCGGGCACGTCTTCGAAGGTGATGGCCATGGCTCAGCTCTCCTTGGGTGCGGGGATCCGCGGCTTGCTGGGCGGCTTCTTGACCGCGGGCTTCTCCTCGACGAGCACCACATCGTCATCGCGCAAGCGGCGCCGCCAGAAGGTGGTTGCCGGTACTCGCGCGCCCTCGTCGGGCAGGAGCTGCCGAGTGCGTGGATCGCGGATGCGCAGCCCTGTCGCTGGTCGGATATGGAGTTTCATTCTTCCTCGTCCTGCTCGATATCGATGAGATCGACGGCCTGATCGTCCTCGTGGACGTCGTTGCCGAGGTTGTGCGTCACCTCGACCTGCTCCAGGTCATCGAGCGCCGCGAAAGTCTGGGTGTGTCGGATGCAGGTGGCGGGGAATCGCTGGGTCGCTCGGGCTACGAGCCGAGCGCCGACATCGCCGATCTCGTACTCGGCGCCATCGAAGAACGAATCGCCGATGGTCGGCTTCTGCCCGAGGTGCGGATCGGCGCCGAGCGCGTCCTCCACCTCCAGCGCCAAGCCGAGCATCGCGTTGGCCGCCGCCTCGTCGTCGTCACCGGTGGCCCATGCGCGAACCTCGAGCACGATGTCTCGCTCGAGCTCACGGGGCCCGGTGCCGCGGGCGCTTCCGGCTTCGGTCTTCTCGGACGGCGCCCACACAGTGACCGCCGGCAGCTCCGCCTCGTTCCACAGTTCGAGACCGATGCGCACG